GCAATCATTTCCAACGGCTTGATCGCCCTCCTAGTACCCGCTGGCACAGCCTTTGAGTGGGATAATATTTCTTATCCGGCAAACTGGTGCAACTTGTCTAGCCCCGAAGAAAAAGCGGCTATCGGCATGGTTGATGTGGTGTACGGTCAGTATCCTTCAGATGTCTATTACTGGATATCACAAGACGCACCTGTCTACACCGGCACGGTCGTTGAGATTAACTACACCGCTACGCCTAAAGACTTGTTTGAGTGTCAAATGCAAGCGGTCAACGCCGTGCAAGCGCAAGCGTATTCAATCTTGCTGCCCTCCGATTGGCGTGTGGTCAAGGGCTACGAAACCAAGTCCGCCATTCCAATGGATTGGAATACATGGCGCCAAGACATCCGTACCCAATGCGATGCTCAGATTATTGCCATTAACGGCTGCACAACGGTTGACCAGTTAGCTGCCCTGCCCCCTGTCGATTGGGCGCATGATCCAAATTATGTTGCACCCGCAGAATCTAAGTAATATACTAATCGTACTGGTGCGATCCACCAGGACTCCTCGGAGTTACAAATGTCAGACGAAGTAAGCCCAGCGGAAGTACCCGCGCCGACACCGGAAGTTACGGCAGAACCGGTTGTTGAAGTATCTGCGCCGGAAGTACCCGAAGCAGCACCTAAGACCTTTTCACAAGAGGAATTAGACGCAGCCATCGGTAAACGGCTCGCACGCGAGCAGCGAAAGTGGGAAAGGGAAAGAGCGGTTCAACCTGTTGCGCCTCAAGCACCGGTCACGCCCGAGCAGTTTGCTTCAAACGAAGATTATGTCGAAGCCTTGGCAGAACAACGTGCGGAGCAAAAACTAGCGGAGCGCGAGCAGCGCAAGCAGCAAGCTGAAATACTCGAAACCTATCACGACAAGGAAGAGGAAGTTCGTGCGAAGTATGAGGACTTTGAACAAGTCGCATACAACCCGAATCTGCCAATTACTACCGTGATGGCCCAATCCATTCAGGCCTCGGACAACGGCCCCGAAGTGGCTTACCACTTAGGTGCAAACCCCCGAGAAGCGGAACGGATTTCACGTCTTTCGCCTATCATGCAAGCCAAAGAAATCGGAAAGATTGAGGCTCAGTTAGCCGCAAACCCACCGGTCAAAAAGACTTCAAACGCACCAGCGCCTATTTCACCTGTTTCAGCCCGTACGACCGGCTCACCGGCATACGATACGACTGATCCACGCTCTATCAAGTCAATGTCCACGTCAGACTGGATTGAGGCCGAAAGATTGCGACAGATAAAGAAGCACGAAGCGCGTACCCTCCGCTAACTTATTTTAGGAATTATCATGGCAAATAGCATTCTTACCATTGACATGATCACCCGTAAATCCCTCGAAATCCTCGAGAACAACTTGGTGATCAGTCGCAACGTCAATCGTCAGTACGACGATTCATTCGCCGTTGAAGGCGCAAAAATTGGTTCAACCCTGCGTATTCGCTTACCCGACCGCGCCTTAGTTACTGACGGTGCTGCCTTGCAAGTGCAAGACGACAACGAACAGTTCACAACTTTGACTGTTTCAACCCAAAAGCACATTGGCGTGAACTTCACGTCTGCCGAACTCACCATGCAATTGGATGACTTCGCAGAACGCGTTCTTAAGCCCCGTGTGTCGCAATTGGCATCAAGCGTTGACGCTGACGTGGCAACTGCCTACAAAGGTATTTACAACTCAGTAGGCACTCCTGGCTCGACTCCTTCGACTTCTGCTGTTCTGCTTGCAGCACAACAGAAACTCAACGAGTTTGCCACCCCCATGAGCCCACGTTATGCGACTGTTAACCCAGCCGCCAACGCCGGTTTGGTCGAGGGCTTGAAAGGTCTGTTTAACCCAACTGGTACTATCAGCCGTCAGTTCAAGAACGGTATGATGGGCGAAGGCGTATTGGGCTTAGACGAGATCAATATGTCGCAGTCGATTGTTCAGCACACAACCGGTGTTACACCAACTGCCCCAATCGTGGCAACTGCTGTGACTACCCAAGGTGCAACATCGCTTGACATCAGCTTCACAAGCGGCTCACCCACGTTCAAGATTGGTGACGTGTTCACTATCGCTGGCGTGTTTGCAGTCAACCCACAAACCCGTCAAACAACTGGTTCGCTGCAACAGTTTGTCGTAACTGCTGACGTAACTGTTTCGTCAACAACTACCGCAACTCTGTCAGTTCAACCACCTATGTTTACCTCGGCTAACGCCTTGGCTACCATCAGCGCGTTCCCAGCAGCTAGCGCTGTGCTGACGTTCTTGGGTGGATCGGCTACAGCGTACCCGCAAAACTTGATCTATCACAAAGATGCGATCACGTTGGCGACTGCTGACTTGCTGTTGCCACAGGGGGTTGACATGGCTTCACGTCAAGTGCATAACGGTATTTCGTTGCGTATCGTACGTCAGTACGACATCAACAACGACCGTATGCCTTGCCGTATTGACGTGTTGTACGGCTTTAACGCGGTTCGTCCGGTCACCGCCGTTCGTCTGTGGGGCTAAACAGAGTGGGGCTTCGGCCCCATTTTCTAAACTTTTCAAAGGAATTTCATCATGCCAACTCTTCCAAATGGCGCAGGCGGATATCAATTCGGTGACGGTAACGAAGCCGAAATCAACATGGTCACGCAAGTGACTCCTACAGCTAAAACAGCCGCAGCTACTTTGACTGCTGCTGAATTGGCAACCGGCATCATCACTTATAACGGTGCTGCTGCTGCATTAACAATGCCTTTGGGTACAGCTCTAGAAGCTGCTTTCCCAAGCATGAAAGTCAATAGCTGTTTTGACTTTTTCATTATCAACATTGGTGGCACAAACGCTGCTACGGTCACGGCTAACACCGGCGTGACTTTGGTTGGTACTGCTGCTGTTTCGGCAAACACTTCTTGCAATTGGCGTGTTCGCAAGACCGCTGAGAATACCTATGTCGCCTTGCGCGTCGCAGGTTAATGCAAAGAGGGGCGGGTGATCCTCGCCCCTCGCACAAGGATTCTGAATGCACATTTACCTCAAGCACCCCGTACACGGCAACAAAGTGGCAATTTCCGATGTGGAAGCCGAAGAGGACGTCAAAAACGGGTGGGAAGTATATAATTTAGACGCGCCTAAAGTAGAGGCTGCGCCTGTGAATGAGCTAAAACGACGTCGTAAAACGGAGTAGGTATGACTACAACCACAGCCGGTGATCAAATCAATGGGGCGCTACGCCTAATCGGTCAACTGGCTGAAGGTGAAGAACCGTCGGCTGCGACCGCTACCGACGCGTTAGCCGCACTCAATCAGATGATTGACTCATGGAACACCGAGCGTTTGTCGGTGTTTTCTACCCAAGATCAAGTCTTCTCTTGGTTGCCAAACTTTGCCACGCGCACGCTTGGCCCCACGGGCGACTTTGTAGGCAACCGCCCTATTCTGATAGATGACTCGACTTACTTTCGTGACCCGTCATCTAACATTTCGTTTGGCATTAAGCTAGTCAATCAGCAGCAATACAACGGCATTGCGGTCAAGACCGTGACGTCTACTTATCCTCAAGTCATGTTTGTTAACATGACTTACCCCGACATTACGATGACCGTCTATCCGGTGCCCACCAAGGTATTGGAATGGCACATTGTGTCGGTGCAAGAACTAACTACCCCCGCGTTGTTGTCTACGCCTTTAGCGTTCCCGCCAGGCTATCTTCGCGCATTCCGCTACAACTTGGCGTGTGAACTAGCACCCGAGTTTGGTGTAGAACCGTCGCCTCAAGTGTCGCGCATTGCCATGTACTCCAAGCGCAACTTGAAACGCATCAACAACCCTGACGATATTATGTCGTTGCCCTATTCGATTGTTGCAACGCGTCAGCGCTTCAACATCTTTGCCGGTAATTATTGATGAAGTCGCCTATCCTCGGCTCCGCCTATACGGCTCGCAGCGTCAACGCTGCTGCCAACCGTATGGTCAATTTGTTTCCCGAGGTAATTCCCGAAGGCGGGCAAGAACCCGCGTTTCTGAACAGGGCTCCAGGGCTGCGTTTGGTCACGTCTGTTGGCACCGGCCCCGTGCGGGGGCTATGGACGTTTGACAACAATATGTACGTCGTGTCGGGCAATACGCTGTACAAGGTAGACACCGAGTACACCATTACAGCGCTTGGCACGGTTGCCAATGACGGCCCTGTGTCAATGACCGACGATGGCATTCATTTGATGGTAGCGTGTAACGGGCCAAGTTTTGTCTACAACGCTGACACAGACGAGTTTGGGCAGATTACTGATCCAGACTTCCCTGGCGCGCTAACCGTGTCGTATCTTGCAGGCTACTTTGTTTTCATAGAACCCTCTAGCCAGCGCGTATGGACGTCTACGCTCTTAGACCCACTCTCTATCGACCCACTTGATTTTGCAAGCGCAGAGGGCGACCCTGACCATTTGGTGTCATCTATCACCGACCATTCTGAGATTTGGTTGTTTGGTGGCAACTCGGTCGAGGTTTGGTACAACGCTGCCGCAGCGGGTGCGGGTTTTCCCTTACAGCGAATCCAAGGCGCGTTTAACGAAATTGGTTGCGCTGCAACATTTTCCGTTGCCAAATTGGATAATGGGGTGTTTTGGTTAGGCGCGGACGACCGTGGCCGAGGCATTGTCTACCGTTCACAAGGCTACACCGGTGTGCGAATTAGCACCCACGCAGTCGAGTGGCAAATTCAGCAATACGGTGACATTTCTGATGCCATTGCCTACACCTACCAACAAGACGGTCATGCGTTTTACGTCTTGACATTCCCCACCGCGCAAGCGACTTGGGTGTTTGATGTTGCCTCACAAGCGTGGCATGAGCGGGCAAGTTTTACCAATGGCGACTTTAGCCGTCATCGCAGCAATTGCCAAGTGTCGTTTAACCAAGAGATTATCGTAGGCGATTTTCAAAACGGCAATTTGTATGCTTATGATTTAAACGTCTACGCTGACGGCCCCCGCATTCAGAAATGGTTGCGTTCATGGCGCGCGCTGCCCACCGGCACTAATAACTTTAAACGTACTGCCCAGCATTCGTTGCAACTGGATTGCGAAACCGGTGTGGGTCTGCCAGGCGTGACCGAGGTGCCAGGGCGCATTTACTTGAGCCCCTTGGTAATATCAGGCTCGCTTGGTATTGTCGATCAGATCGAAATTATTAACGCCGTAGATGATTTTGTGCAACCTCAAGTCATGCTGCGCTGGTCAGATGACGGCGGTCACACTTGGTCAAACGAGCATTGGAAATCAATGGGCGGCGTAGGCGAGTACGGCACCCGCGTCATTTGGCGCCGCCTTGGTATGACTTTAAAACTGCGTGATCGGGTTTATGAGCTTTCAGGCACCGATCCGGTCAAGATTGCCATTATGGCGGCAGAACTTGACGTTGAGGCAACCAAAGCATGAACCCTACCCAAATCACCGCGCCACGCGTTCCGCTTGTAGACCCTAGAACGGGGCTAATCTCGCGCGAGTGGTTTAGGTTTCTTAACGCAATATACGAACAACTAGGCGGGGGCACGGGTGCTGCGTCCGGTACGTTTACCACAGCCGATTCTAAAACCGTGACGGTCGTCAACGGCATCATTACAGGGATAGTCTAATGTCGATCAATCTTTCAGCCTTTGCCGGTGCGGGCGCTCAATTCCTAGACGCCAATGGCGCACCGCTCACGGGCGGCTTGCTGTACAGCTACCTGTCGGGCACAACTACGCCAGCTACAACCTACACTTCGCGTGATGGTGGAACTAACAACACCAACCCGATTGTGTTGGATGCAGCAGGGCGCACACCGGCTGAGATTTGGTTAGACGGCGGGGTGCTGTACAAGTTTGTGTTGACCTCTTCGACTTACGCACAAATTGGCACCTATGACAGTATCCCTGCAATTAACGACACCACAAGCATTAGCAACCTCATTACGGTTTCCGGTACAAATGCGCTGACAGGCTTGGCTACGCCTACGTTGGGCGGTTATGCTGCGGGCGCACAATACAGCTTTATTGCACAAAACACCAACACCGGCGCGGTCACAATTGACATCGACACGTTGGGTGTCAAGTCAATTACCAAGTTTGGCACTACACCTTTAGCGGCGGGCGATATTACTGCCGGTGCGTTGACGTTGATTGAGTATGACGGTACGCGATTTCAACTACTTAATGTTAATACACTTAGCAAAACTACCGCTCTCTCAATTGCTTTCTCAATTATTTTTGGACTATAAATCATGGCTGCTCCTAATATTGTTAACGTCACAGCAATTTATGGCAAAGTCGTAACCGCCGATTTAACGACAACTTCGGCAACTTCAGTTTTAAGCAACGCTGCGTCAAGCGGCAAAGTGTTTAAACTTGATTCGCTTGTGGTCGCCAATATTGATACTGTAAACGCCGTGACGGTTACGGTTAATCACTATTCTGCTGCGGCGCTTGGCGGCACAGCTACGGCAATGGCGTCTACTGTTTCAATTCCGGCTGCGTCAACTTTGGTGGTCATTAGTAAACTCAATATGATTTATCTTGAGGAGAATATGTCGATTGGTGCGGTTGCAGGCACAGCGTCAAAACTGAAAGTTGTTTGCAGCTATGAGGACATATCGTGAGCAATGGCGGCGTAATCGGCACATCCCTTGCACCCAACCAATCGGGCATTTGGACGCTTGAGGATTATCAATTAGCTAAATCTTATCCATTTATTACCGCTGCAATTTTAGCTATCGGCGGCGGTGGCAATGGCGGAAGTAACGCAAGCACAGCCGGTGGCGGGGGTGGTGGCGGAGGATTTATTGCTGCGTCTAATTTTGCTCTTCAAAAAGGTGTAACTTACACCGTAACGGTAGGGTCAGGCGGTGGTAATGCTTCATCTCTTGGCGGATTTATTGGATCAATTGGTGGTGGTACTGGTGGCAATGTAACCGCTACTGGCGGTTCAGGTGCTTCAGGTGGTGGCGGTGGTGGTGGCGCTGGGGGCACATCTCCTAGCGGTGGTGGTGCAATTACCTATGGTGTTTCTTTAGGTAGCAACGGCGGCACCGGCGGCAACCTTGCAGGCGGCGGCGGCGGTGGTGCTGGCGCAGCGGGCTCTACAGGAGGAAATACTACCGGCGGCGCAGGAGGTGCTGGTTCTAGTTCATCTATTACCGGATCATCCGTTACTTATAGTGGCGGTGGTGGTGGAGCAGGACAAGACGCAGGTGGTGCAGGTGGGTCAGGCGGCGGCGGCAGCGGAAACGGCGGGAACGGCACAGCCAACACCGGCGGCGGCGGAGGAGGAGGCAATGGATTGGGCGGATCAGGCGTTGTAATCCTTTTAGTTCCAACTTTCTTTTACACCGGCACGGTAACCGGCTCGCCAACTGTTACGACTAGCGGCGCAAATACAATTATCAAGTTCACTTCTTCAGGGACTTATAAAGCATGAGTAATTTTGCACACGTTCCGGTTATGGAAAGCGGAAAAGGTATTGTTCAATCCGTCATTGTCATTGACCAAGAGGTAATAGATACAGGCGCGTTTGGCGATCCGTCAACGTATTGGCAGACGTCATATAACACCCGTGGCGGCATTTATTATCTGCCCGACTCAAATACACCTGACCCTGACCAATCAAAAGAACTGAGAGCCAACTACGCGCTTCCAGGCTACACTTTGGACACAACGGTAATTGAGAATGGCGTGGTCGGGGTGTTCTACGCACCACAGCCTTTCCCGTCGTGGACAATCAGCGCACCGACTTGGCTTTGGCAACCGCCAGTACCATACCCAACTGACGGCAATAATTATGTTTGGAATGAAACAACACTATCTTGGGTGCTTGTGTGAAAGTAACCTTTAACCTTGACTTTCTAAAGCCTACCTTGCAGCAGAAGATTGACGTGTTGCAAGACGAACTTTTGAAAATGCCACAGGCCGACATCGTTACAACGCACGTTTTTAAAGACGGGCAATACATTCGCACGATGATTGTGCCGCCCAACACGGTCATCGTGGGCGCGGCGCATAAATCACCCTATAAAGTTAGACTTGAAAAAGGTACAATTTCAGTCAACTTAGGTGATGAACTGCACACCCTAACCGCACCGCTAGAATTAGATGCGCCAGCGGGTACGCGCCGAGTGGGTTGGGTGGGTAACGAAGAACTTGTATGGGTTGACATCTACGACAACCCTAGTGGCTGCACCGACATAGACGAAATAGAAGAATTACTTTATGTCATTCCTGAATGTGGAATGTTAGATAAAAGATTGGCGTTAGCAAACAATAATGCTAGGCTAGTCTTAACGGAGAATTAACATGGCTGGAATTATTACTGGTGCGGTAATTAGCGCGGGCGCGGGTCTAATCGGCAGCGCAAACAGCGCCAAAGCGTCAAGACAAGCCTCCGAAGCGCAAAGAGAAGCCGCCGAACAAGCCAATGTTATTGCCGCAAATGCAGCGGAGAATCAAATTGCAACGTTGCGCGACGGGCTTAACCGTGGCATTTTGACGCAACAGCAATACCTTGATAAGCAAAATGAAATCATCGGCGGTATTTCTGAAGAGCAGAAAACTCTTCTTGCTGATCGTCTGAAATTTGCAGAAGGCATCTATACCCAACAGCGCAGCGATTATCAGCCTTACCGCGAATCGGGCGTTGCAGCCACCAATCAACTTAATACGTTGTTGGGTATTGGGGGTAACACGGGCGCTGCCGATTATGGCAGATATTCAAGCGCTGAGTTTACCCCCGCTGACTTTGCTGCGGGTAAAGACCCAGGCTACGGTTTCCGTATGTCCGAGGGTTTAAAAGCCGTGGATCGCCAAGCTGCTGCGCGTGGCGGGCTAATCTCCGGCAATGCTCTCAAAGCCTCACAAGCGTTTGGTCAAGAAGCAGCCTCGCAAGAATATCAAAACGCGTTTAATCGTTTTCAGACTATGCGCGGTAACACGTTATCACCTTTTGCCTCGCTGTCGGGTCAAGGTCTAAACGCAGCATCGCTTACTGGTCAAGCAGGGGCGCAGTACGGCGCGGCAGGGCAGCAAGCCTATGGTGACTATGGCACTTCACTAAACAATCGCCAAGCATCTGCTTTGGGTGCTACTGGCGCAGCTTCCCAAGGCATTTCAGGTATGTACGGCAACTACGGCAATGCAAGCGCAACAGCCTATGGCAATTACGCTACCAACGCCACCAATGCGCTGACCGGCGGGGCCAACGCTCAAGCGGCGGGTATCATTGGTGGGGCGAACGCGTTTAACCAAGGGGTAAGCGGCATCAGCAATCTTGCCAACACTTATTACCTTAATAAACTGCTTCAGGGTAGAAATACTCAAACAGCCGGTTTAACAGGATCAGACCTTACGTCGGGAATTGATTTTACTTACCGAGGTTAATAAAGGATTAAGTCATGGCACTCGACACTAACATTGCGCTAGGCATTAAGCCCGTAGAGCAGCCCAATATGCTTGCCCAAATGGGGCAGATGATGCAAATTCGGCAAGCGCAGCAAGGCTTTGAAAGCGAAAACGCTTTGCGTGATTTTTACGCGCAAGGCGGGGATCCGTCAAGCGCCGAAGGTAGGCGCCAATTGTTGTCGCGCAACCCCTCAGCGGGTATGAAAATTATTGGGCAGCTAAGTGAAAACTCTGCGCGCGATATAAACACGGCGGAGAAGTCTTTAGGTTTGTATAAAGATCAAGTGGGCTTTATTAAATCGCCTGACGACGCAGCAAGGTGGTTGAGTAATTTTTATGCAAACCCTCTTACCCGTCCTTACGTTGAATCGGTTGCGCCGATGGATGTTGCATTGGCAGCAATCCCTAAAAATGACCCTGCCGCATTTCAAAACTGGTTAAAAAATGCGTCGTTAAAAGCCGAAAAATTGTTTGTTGACGCTAATACAGAAGCGACAAACAAAACGCGTATTCAAGCAGCCGGTATTAGCGCGGCAGCGGGCAACCGCCAAGCGACAATTGCTGAACAACGCTATGCTCAAGATTTAGCTGATCGGGCCGAGGCCGACAGATTGGCGGGCAGACCTTCTACGCCGCCGTTTGTTGCGCCTACAACCGGCGGTGGTGGTGGCGGTGGGGCGCCTTTTACTTTGCCTATGACTAGCGGCGGTACAGCGCCCGCAGTTACTAACGCGTTACCTGCAATAGTGGGCGCGGCCCCCGCCGCACCGGCGTCGACCAATATGCTAGTGCCTGGCGCGCAAGCACCGGCAACGGCGCCTGTTACTCCTGTTGCACCAACGGCGGCGCCTGTTACTCCGGTTGCACCTGTTACCGCTGCTGCACCAGTAAGAGATGCAAACACGCGGATACAAGATATTAGCGCTGAAATTGAACGCCTTAGACCGTATATGGGCAATCCTAAAGTTGCGTTGAATGTTCAGCAACTTGCTACCGAACGTACTCAATTGATAGCGGCGGCTAAACAAGAAGCGCCTACATTAACTAGAATTGACGACCCAACTACACCAGGCCAAAGGCTAGAGATTAACGCGCGCGAATACAAAGGCGGCGGGTTAGGCTCACCAGGCGTGTTGGGCGTTGCGCGTACGGATAAATTGACGCCACAACAAACGGTTAAATTAAAAGCCGAAATAGGCAAAGATTTTAAAGCCGTTGAAAGAACTATTGCTGAAACTGACGCGCTGCTTGAGTCTATTGACGCAGTTAGAAACAGCAACCTAGAACGTGTGGCGGGCCCAATTGATGCGCGTACGTTCACAATGACTAACGAAGGAAAACTTGCTGAAACAAGGTTTGAAAACCTTAAGGGCAAAGTCACCGCAATTGCTAAAACGGCGGCTACTATGACCGGCGCAATTGGCTCTATTGCTAACCAAGAATGGCAAATTTTGGCCAATCAAATTGCGGTGCTTGACCTCAAAAATGGTAAAGAACCTAGCCTTGAGCAAATTGACCAGTTAGAGCGTCAAGCAATGAGTATTGCTAATCGTATGCGCGATGGGTTTAGTCGTCAGTACGGCGAGTATTTGGACGAACTCGGGCCACAGTACAGAGAAATACCAAACGTGACATACACGCCAGGCTCGGCAGGGTACACCCCAACAGGTAAGAAAACTCCCGCTCGAAACAGCGCAACACCGGCCAATACAGGTAACATAGCTACCAATCCGACCATTGACGCATTGCTTAACAAGTACAAATAATCATGGCGACTATTGAAGAACTTAGTTCAGCGTTGGTTAAGGCAGACGCGGCGGGTAATACTGCGGATGCTAAAGCATTTGCGGATGCCATTCGCAATATGCGATCTAGCGAAGGTATGCCTAAAGAGCGAACCGTAATGCAAGAGGTCATGCAAATACCCGCTGGTATTTACAAAGGCTTTAAAAACGTAACAGATACGTTGATTAAAGGCGGCGCAAGCGCGTTAGATTATGCGGCAGGCACTAACACCCGCGCAACAGTTGACGAAGCATCTAAGCGCGCAAACGAAGAATACAACCAAGTATATGGGGCTAGCACATTAGGTAAGTCAGGTGAGATTTTAGGTGAGATCGGCGCAACAATGCTGCCTATTGCGGGCTTGTCTAAAATCGTTGCCAAGGGTGCTGAGTTAGCCCCCTCGCTTGCCAAATTTCTAACCCCTGTTTCCAAGTCTATTGCCTCGGGCGGGTTTAATACCGGCTTGGCGGGCGGTGCGGTAAACACAGGCGTCAGAGCGCTAGGCGGTGCAGCGGGCGGCGCAATTGGTGCGGGGCTAGTCAACCCTGAAAATGCTGGTGTTGGTGCTGCTTTTGGCGCGGCTGTACCTGCATTGGCGTTGCCAGCGGCTAAATTTGTTGTCGAGCAAGGGCGTAAGATGTTTAGCCCTGGCACCGCAGCAATTAACCAAGCTGTTGGCGACAAGGGCGGTCAAATCATAAACGCGTTACGCGACCCTAACGCCGTGATTGTGCCTGGTTCCTCGCCCACCGCCGGTCAAGTGGCGGCGCCTGTGGGCAGTACGGGGTTCTCAGGGTTTACCAAAGACCTTGCAGCTAACCCCAAAGTAGCGCAACTTTACGCCGACAAAGCCGCGCAAACTAGTGAGGCTCAGTTAGCGCAACAAGCGCGTGTGGACACGCGTCTTCAAGGTGTGGTTGACCGCGTTACAAAAAAGATTGACGACAACCTTGCTACGGTCACACCATCTGAAACAGGTAACAGCCTTCGCGTCATTGGTGAAGCGGCTAAACAAAAGTTTAAAGACGACACACTTAAGCCTGGGTACGCCGCCGCGTTTAATTTAGCGGGCGACGGCAAGATTAACATTTCAAATGTAGTGACTAAAGCCGAAGAAATTTTAGGGCAAAAGTTGTCTACGTTTGCGCCTGAAACTGCGCCTACTACCGTCAAAAAACTATTGTCGTTTCAGCCTAAAGTGCCTGAAGCCAAACCTTTGGGCGGCGGCTTAGTGTCGTCAAAAGTTAAAACTGCACCGGCGGCACCTGAAGGGTTTGCTTCTGCTACGCTTGAAGAATTAGATGGTGTGCGTAAGGCTATTAACGCAGATATTCAATCGGCCATAACGGGCAACAGGCCTACTGACCCCGCTACGTTGCGTAATTTGATGCAATTGCACAAAGAGATTGATGACGCAATTGGCAAGTCTACGGCAATCCCCGACGCAGCCAAAACCGCTTACGCTGACATTGTTAAGACGTACCGCACCGAGTATGTGCCTCGTTTTAAAGAAGGCGCTAACGCTAATTTGTTTAAACAAACTGCGTCTAACGAACTCAAAACTAGACCTGAAGATGTCATTACTAAATACTTTAACCCTGGTGGTGAGTCGGAGGCCAAGCAGTTTGTAAACCTGTTTGGCAGCGACCCCAACGCGTTAAAGATTGCCGGTAAAGGCATCGAAGATTTGTTCCGTCAAAAAGTGACGGACGCATCTACGGGCTTGGTTAAACCCGCAGCCCTTGCCAAATTTTTAAAAGATTACGCGCAACCCATTAAGATTATGGACGACGCGGGTATGGGGTTAAGTCAACGCTTTGCAACCATTAGCAAAGATGTGCAGCGTTTGCAACGCGTAGAAGGTATGCAAACCACAAACGCCGCTAATCGGCTAGCGCCCGCCATCCCTGCTGGCCCCAACGCGCTTGCAGTCGAACAACGCATCAATCAATTAACCCAAGGGTTAACACCCAAGCAATTAAGCGCGGTCAACGCCGTGCGTGATGACTTGGCGCGTATGGCCGAGTACGAAAGGTTAGCGCAAGCGGGTAGCACTGGCACAGCGGGTAAGATTGCAACTGAAGCGGGTAAAGGGATTGGAATGCAATTTCCAAGCCTATTGAACACTTCAGTTACCGCAGTCAATTTTGTTCTTAAACGCTTGGTTGGTAAAATGGATGATAAATTAGCGATTGCTTTAGCTACCGAATTAGCCAACCCCGCGTCTGCTGCAAACGCTATTCAACGCGCTATGGTTAAACGTGGTAGTCAGGAAATCAATAATCAGTTTGCTCGCAACGCCCTTCGCCCCGTCACAATGGGTGGCATCAACGCTTTAGCTGGACAAGAATAATGGATTGGCAAAACTTCATCAACTTAGGTGCCGGTGGTCTACTCGCGGTGGGTGGATGGTTTTGTCGTCAGTTATGGGATTCTGTTAAAGAGCTCAAGACTGACATTGCTAATCTCAAGCTGCACGTCAGCGATTCGTATGTCAAAAAATCCGAGATTGACACAATTAAGTCCGAGATGGACAAACGCTTTGACCGCGTCGAGATGTTGCTTGACCGCTTGTTCGATAAACTTGAAGCCAAGGCAGACAAATAATGTTCCCTATCATGGATGTGCTTGGCGTTGGCATGAAGATTTTGGATAAGTTTTTTCCTGATCCCGAACAAAAGGCCAAAGCGCAACTTGAGTTAATGCAGATGCAGCAGAACGGCGAACTCGCCAAGATGCAAGCCGATATGCAAGAGCAGGGCGAACTCACCAAGCGTCAAGAGAACGACATGAGGTCTGACTCTTGGTTGAGTAAAAACATTCGTCCTATGACCCTCATAGCCATCCTAGCGGGCTACTTCATCTTCGCCATGATGTCAGCGTTTGATCTTGATACAAACGAGAAGTATGTTGAGTTGCTTGGGCAATGGGGCATGTTAATAATGAGCTTCTATTTCGGTGGTCGCACCCTTGAAAAGATCATCGACATGAAAAACAAAACGCCCGAAAAGAGCGACAAGTAATGGTAACGGCTAAAAAGCCTGCGGTTAAACGAGCGCCAGTAAAACGGGTTGCAAAACCTGCGCCTGTTAGGAACCCAGACTTTACAGACAAGGTTGTTGATCTTATCAAGTGGGTAGACAGTCCGTTCAAGCTGATCTCGGTGGTGCTGATTGCGTTTGTTGCGTTTGCTGGATACTTTGCTTGGGACTCACGGCAGGTCATTCTTGGTGCTATCAGTAGCAAAAAGACGGAGCTAAAAGAGCCGTTGTTGGTTGAGGCTATTGCCAAGTCTTTGATTTACGACCTAAGCGCAGATGTGGTGATTGTGAATTCAGTCAATCTTCAATCAAACAGCCGCACAACCATCTTGGCAATGAGTAATCAGGGTCGAGAGAAGTCGCTTGAAGGTGCGGTCAATGCCTTGTTTACAAGCACACCTGAACACAATCGTGCAGTCATCACAATGTTTCAAGGCGAAGTAGCTTGCGATCCGTTTGTGCCAAGCTCAAAGCTCGGTGAGTACGCTGTCAAGCATGGCGTGACGTATATGTGCCGTGGTTCCGTGCCGCCCGAACAAGGCAGGTTTGTAGGCTACATAGCGGTGGGTTTTAAGATACCGCCCAAAGACATTTCACAAGCGAAGACTCGCATTAACTTAGCAAGCACGGAGATGAGTAAATGATTAGCAATTGGGATCAAGCGTTTAAGCAGATGCTCGCCTCAGAGGGCGGCTTCACAGACGATGAGCGTGATAACGGAAACAAGCTACCAGATGGGCGTAAAGGCTCAACCATGCTTGGCGTGACTCAGTTCAACTGGGAGCAACACGTTGGGCATCAAGTGTCGCACGACGATATGCGCGCGTTAACCCCCGCCAACGTGGAACCTTTGTACAAGAAAAAATATTGGGATGTTGTTCGCGCGGACGAATTGCCTAGCGGTATTGATTACATGGTGTTTGACATGGGCGTGAACGCAGGCCCTGGGCGCGCTATCAAACTATTGCAAACTGCGGTAGGCGTGACGCCTGATGGTGGCTTCGGCCCGATGACAATGGCAGCTGTGCAAGCGATCGATCCTGTTGAACTGATTGAAAAGTTCAGCCAAGCCAAGGAAGACTTTTACCGCTCCCTTGGCACCTTTGCAACTTTTGGCAAAGGCTGGCTAAACCGCGTGGCTGACGTTAAAGTCAAAGCCAATTCAATGCTCGCATAAGCAACCGACGCCACAAGGGGATGTACGGTCGAACGTACCGCCCCGTGTGGATTGAACGCGCGATGCGCCCTGTCCAGTTGGCGTCAGTACGGTTAATATTTCTTGATGCAGTATTCACAATACCCTCCTAAAAGATCACTACAGACTTGACCACAGCCGTCGCAGATTAACTCGGGCGGAAATGTTGGTGGGGGCTTCTCACGGGTGTTGAACAGCCACAGTAATGCCGCTATCATCAACGCCATAGAGGCGTAAAACCACATTATGATGTCGTAGAGCATTTGCGCTTGTCCAGTAAAATTTGAATGTCTACGCGTAGCATCAGATGCTCTTGACGCAACCGCGCAATGTCATCATCAATCTGTGCCAACCGATCAACGATTTGTTTGTACACTTGGCTTTCTGTAATCATGTTTCACCTCCCGCACCACCACCACCTTCTGTTGTTGGCTTGATGTTGTTGGTCGCAATGTACTGCGGCAAATGTTCAGGTGACATGGGCAGCGTAGGCTTGGCTAACTCTAATTTCAATTCAATCGCATACGCTAACGCCTCTTGATTTAGCGCAGACCAAACCGAGTTCTGTGCAACCGATAGCGCGTCGATGATTACATCAATCTTGTTCATGGTCGTAACCCCTCTTTCAACAGTTCAATACGCTCTCGCGCCACACGCAGAGAGTTCGCGCGCTGATGCAAGCGCAACAGCATTTTCACCCGACGCTCATGGGTGCGTTCGTACTCAAGCATGGCCATGATTTCGTCTTCAGACAGCGTGGCCATCGTTTCATTTAGTTTTCGCCATGTGATTTTCATACCGTTCCTCCAATTTTTTAACAGTTACAAAAACACGGTTGTAGGCCCGTGTTGCTTCGTTCATTAGCTTCTGCCGGTGGCGCAGCGTATCCTTGGCCGTGGCCAGTTGCGCGCGTAGTAGATCAATTTTCACGTCTTTCCTTTTGTAATGAAACTAATTCGCGGCGCAGCATAAAAATCTGATTGCCAAATTCAATTAGACCTTGACGCAGCGTTTCGTTTGACTGCTGTAAATTGCGGATGTACTCCGCCGTTTCAATCTGCTCTTCAAGTTTCATAACGTACCCGTGTTCTAGGTAACGCAAGATGTTGTCAGGTGTCATGCTCTCAGTCCAAAAGGGTTATGGGCGTGTTTAATAACTAGGTTTTCAAAATGCTCAACGACCGTAGGCGTAGACACTATGTAAGTGGCGGGCTCGGTATCAACACGCTTGACTAGCCCTTTCATTTGCAAGCGTCCTAGCGCGCTGTAGATGCTGCTGCGCTGTATCTTGCAATGGTCGGAAATCTCTTGCGCCGTATGCGGCTTAGTACAAAACGCAATTATCTTGTCAGGTGTTCTCATTTCTCGCCCCTTGCTCTGATTTCATCTGCGGCATAAGTAACGTAAGGTTGTCGTTCAGTTGGCTCATATTTAAGAGCAATCTTCGCACAAGCCTCACGTTCATCAGCGCGCACAAGTTCGGCAAAGCGTTCAATCCTAGTGTCATATTCAGCATGATGTTTATCAAACCCCGCCTGTTCAGCCAATTCTTTATGTTTCATTTCAAAGCCTCTAAAGCTATATCAGACACGGCGCGCTTGTCATGCAACGCCGCCCAAATTTTTTCATCAACGGTATTGTTAGTGAGCAACACATAGACCCACACGTCATTCTTCTGACCCGACCGATGGATACGCCCTACGGTTTGCTCAAAAAGTTCAAGGCTCCAAGGCAATGACAGAAAGACCATCCGGCAACCGCCGTGTTGCAGGTTAAGCCCGTGCCCTGCTGACTTGGGGTGGACAAGTAGCAACTCCACTTTTCCCGCATTCCAGCGGTCAATAGCGTCTTTGTCGTCGAGAGTGACGGCGTGGGGGTACTGGCGCTTGAGTTCGGCAAGTTCTTCTTTGTAGGTGTAGGCGATGATGGTGTTAGCACGTTGGTTCTCCTCTAGTAAATCGTCAAGCAAATCAAACTTGTGACGGCTTAACCAAATGGCGGTCTGTAAAGTATCAAACTTACCTGAGCGCATACTTGCTGTTGTGCTAGTGTGATAGATAAAACCTGACGCCATCTGTTGCAGTTTGCCCGTCACAACCGCCGCGTTGATTGCCTCAATGTGTGTATCGCCAAACAACAACACAAAGTCTTGTTTCATTTTCTTATAACTCACCATGTCCATGTCACAGCGCATCTCAACGGTGTGGCAAGGCGGCAGCTTGTCGGCGTACTCACCTGCCTCAAGCAGATAGGTCGCGGGCTTGATACGCTCCATCACCGATTGCAACGCCTTGGGGCGTGGCGCCCATTCGCCGTACTCTTTGTTCATCAGCACAAAGTACGTTTGCATAAACGCGCCTTTGCTGCGCCCAAGCAACGATTGGTCAACGATCTTGCATTGCCCAAACACGTCTTCTAAACCGTTACTTGTGAACGATCCGGTCAGGCCCCAGCGCACGGTCATAGGTTCAATGACTTTAAGCAACGCTTTGAAGCGCGCGCCCGAGGGGTTCTTGAGCCGTGTCAGTTCGTCAAACACAATGCCGTCAAAGTCCAACTCTTGCTCGGCTAACCATTGCAGATTGTCGTAGTTGGTCACAACGACGTTAGCGTTAGATTGAAGCGCAGCTAAACGCCGTGCGGGTGTGCCACCGGCAAACGCCACACTAAGTTTGAACCCCCACTTGACAGCCTCGGCTGGCCATACGCTCATGGCAACCCGTTTGGGTGCTAGGACAAGCCAACGGCGCACCGGTGAGGCTTGCATAGCGGTCAACGTAATCGCCGTCTTACCGGCGCCCACAGGGGCCAACACCATAGCGCGGTCGTGTGTGCCGAGAAAAGCGGCGGCTTCAGTTTGATAAGGTCTTAATGTAAGCATCTACTTGTTCCTTAGTCCATAGTGTTGTGTAGTTTTGATTTAATCTCGCCATGTCGGCGGCAAAAATTTTTTGTAATTCTGACAATCGACCCCCTTTAGTCTTGAGCTCTACAAACCATGTCGCCCCGTCAGGGAAACACGCTATACGATCGGCAACGCCACGGTGGCTAGGTGACGTAAACTTATACGTCTTGCCGCCCGCGCGTTCGACTGCCCATTTAAAATAATTTTCGATTTCTGATTCTTTCATGTAAAAAAGTATAGCACAGGCAAAAAATCGTGTACAATTAAATTTCTAAACAGGAGATTACACTATGCTTCACTCAACTATCGTAGGTGGCTCGACCGCCAAACGCGTTATCGCTTGCCCAGCCTCAATCGACTTGGTTGCTAAGATGCCGCCAAAGCCCTCTAGCAAGTACGCTGACGAAGGCACACTCTTACACGACGCCATTAGCCAAATCCTTGACTGCAAGGCGACACCCGAGTCTGTGATCGGTATGGTTCACGAAGGCATTACGCTTACACAGGAGTTATACGATGACAAGATTGCTGTGGCGTTGTCGGCGTTGGATGAAATTGATCCCGATAAGCAGATGGAATTTGCTGTGGAAAGCAGCGTCAACTTTGGTGATCTTTTGCCTGGCGTGTTTGGAAGTGCTGATCTACTTGGCCGGATCGGCAAAAAGGCAATTGTTTTGGATTGGAAATTCGGCAATGGCGTGGCTGTCGAGGCAACTGAGAACGAACAGGGTATGTTCTACGCTGCTGCTGCCATGCGTACGCCGGAAACTCAATGGGTGTTTGAGGATGTTGAAGAAATTGAAATCATTATTGTTCAACCGCCGATGGTGAAGCGTTGGGTGACAACGCCCGAGCGTATCGCTAAGTTTGAGTTTGACCTGATAGCTGCGGTCAACGGCCCACGCACTAAGCTAGAGTCCGGTGAGCATTGCCGGTGGTGTGCAGCCAAGCCCACTTGCCCGTTGGTTACGGGTGCTGTTGACCGTGCGCTCAAGACCGCGCTTGTGCGCCTTGACGCTGACAAGATAAGTGAGTACCTCACCCAAGCCGATGAACTCGAATCGTGGATCGACGCCGTGCGCGTACTGGCCTACGATATGTTAGAGAACAACGTGCGTGTGCCAGGATACAAACTGGTCGCCAAGCGCGGCACACGTCAATGGGTGAACGATGAAGCGCCGGTAAAATTATTAGGTGACAAAGCGTATGAGAGTAAGTTAATCTCTGTAGCCCAAGCCGAAAAAATTATTGGCAAAAAGAACTTTCCGTCTGACGTAGCAGTAAGCGTTAGCTCGGGCAGTACGTTGGCAGCGGAATCTGATCCACGGCCAGCGGTGATCGACCTAGGTAAGCAACTCGCTAACCTAAAACTACTCTAAAAGGTACTCTAAATGTTTAACTTAGCTAATCTACCGCAAGTAAAATCTCTCTCTACAGCCCTGCGTACTATCCAAGCAGAAGTTGGCCCAACTGGCGTTGTTATCATCAAGATGGACAAGACCGGTCATTGGGTTTTTGGTGCTGACCAAACCGAAGTCGAAGCTGACTCAACTTGGGCGGTCAATC